TTTTAAAAAGGCCATATTACAGAAAGTGTTGAAAGTGTTGAAAGTGTTGAAAACGCGCACAGCGCTAAAAAGGAATGGATTTAGCCGAGTTCCGCTTGCGCTACACACGGCAGAGCGCTAAAGCGCTTTCAAAACAAAGGAGCAAAACCGGGTTACAAGAGAAGGTTACAAATATATTACAAAACAGCAAAATCATTGAAAAACCTATTGACAAGTGGTATAATTAATATAATTAATCGAGTTTTAAGGAGTTGACAAAGATGATTAAATGTTATATCATGGACACGGACGCAAACGAAAAAGTAGGGCAACACTTCAAAGTAAAAGAATTCGCTTGCAAAGACGGGTCACAAATAGTTTTTATAGATAGTTACCTAGTATCTATCCTAGACATCCTTAGAAACCAAGTCGGAAAGCCTGTAATCGTCAACAGCGGATACCGGACGCCGACAAGGAATAAAGCGGTAGGCGGTGCAAAATACTCATACCACATGCGAGGAATGGCAGCAGACATCCGGATTAACGGCATGACCGCAAAAGAAATTGCCAACAAACTGAATAAAATCATTCCGAATGAATGCGGCATTATCGTATACAGTACGTGGGTACACATCGACACACGCACCAAAAAATACAGAAAGGGGGTATAAAATGGCACTGATTAGCATTAAAGACGTCAAACAGGCAATTCGCATTATGATGCAAATCCTGGAAAAGCTCGACGAAATCTATCATGCACTACACGATAGCATCGACGAAAACGAAAAGGAGTAAAACCATGATGTACAAAGCATGGAATGTACGTGACCAGCCCAAAGAAACACTAGAAAGACAGCTCGAAAAAAAATACAAAGAAATCGATAGAAATTACAGGATGCTTAGAAGAGTATCAGACATAGAAGATGCAAAAATACTAATAGATGAAATTTGGCGAATGAAAAGCTTCGCGAACGAAATCGAATTAGAATTAATGAGAAGGGAGCACACTAATGGCATATCGTAAGAAGATGAGCGGCGCAAAGGACCGTCGAATGTTCAACGTAACCGCACGCAAGACCAAAACTATCAACCTCAGTCAGAAGCCTATGCGCGGTGGAATCCGGCTGTAAAGAAAGGAATCAAAACAATGAAACACAACTATTATGGCATCTGGGACGAAGTAGCAAAATGCTATGCATGGGTAGGCGAAAGCAAAAACGATGCAACGTTCGCACGTATGTGTAACGTAATGGCAAAGGACGAAAAGACCTTCATCGGGCAGAGCCCGCAGGACTACACGGGCTACAAACTGGCAGAATTCGAGGATGAGACGGGACTCTTCCAGAACTGCAAAGAGAAAGTATGGGAGGGTAAGCCGCATGAATAACCGATATGAAGAAGGGCGAAAGCCCTTCTTTTCTGAATCAGGAGAAAAGACGCGAAAGCAATACGTCTGGACAAAAAACGAGAAAGGCGAAGAGGTACTGCAAGAAACCGAAGCAATCGACATCCAGCAGGAAATTGAAAGCTATGCGGACGAATGTGATATCAAAAACATCGTCCGAAAAGCAAGTTTTGACCCACAGTTTCTGAAAAGCCTGTCAGAAGGAGCATTAAATGATACATACACGGATATTACGGAATTTCCGCAAAACATCCACGAGTATCATCGCATGATTGCGACCGCACAGGCAAACGCCATGAAGCTGGAAGAACTGCAGAAAGCAGCAAAAGAAGAACCAGCAGCAGAACCTAAAGCAAAGGAGGAAGAAAAGTGAATCGAAACAATGAACGACACTTCAATCAAATCCCAGAAATGAAAGCAAGTCGAACACGATTCAATCGTGACCAGACAATCCTCACAACATTTGACTCTGGCAAACTGATTCCGTTCTATGTTGACGAAGTATTACCAGGCGATACGTTCAACGTAAATACAACAGCAATCGTCCGAATGACAACACCTAAGTATCCTGTTTTTGATGATGCATTCATCGACTTCTACTACTTCTACTGTCCAAACAGAATCCTGTGGGATAATTTCAAACAGTTCATGGGAGAAGTAGAAAGCACGCCATGGATGCCGGAAAAAACGTACAAAGTGCCGGAAATTATCGTAAATGGAACAGAAGGAGAAGGGCTACCAAGAGAGGAAAGTATCCTGGATTATATGGGAGTGCCCACAAAAGTAAAAAACACCTTCAAAATCAACGCACTACCTATCAGGGCATACGTAAAAATTTGGAACGAATACTTCCGAGACGAAAATGTAGATAATGCAGCAGTAATCAAAACAGACGATGCTGACGTAACCTACGCAGACAGAAGCGCTTCAGTTGAAATTATACTACAAGATGCAGTAAGAGGCGGAAGATGTCTGCCGGTAAACAAATTCCACGACTACTTCACCAGCAGTCTCCCCTATGCTCAACGTGGGCCGGAAGTAGCAATACCACTGACAGGTAACGCACCTATCAGATTGGGAAGCGTCAAAGGAGAGTACCAAGATTTCACCGGGCCGGTAGAAATGGTAGTAGCTACAACAAGCGCAAACAACACGCCCGGGTCTCTAACATATGAAAAAGCCACCGGAGCACCCGGAGAGAAACAAACAATGCTATTCACCGGAAAAGAAAGAACAAGCAACGAAACAGGAACAGGAGGGTGGATGTATGCAGACCTCGCATCAGTCACAGCAACAACCATCAACGACTTACGCAAAGCCGTAGCAGTACAGCAGTACTATGAAGCTCTGGCAAGAGGCGGCAGCCGATACCGCGAACAGGTACAGGCACTGTGGGATGTGGTTATAAGCGATAAAACTGTACAGATTCCAGAATACCTTGGCGGTGGAAGGTACCATGTGAATATCAACCAAATCGTACAGACCAGCGGACAGCAGGGCGAAAAAGAAACGCCTATCGGTGAAACTGGTGCAATGTCAGTAACGCCAATCAATGAAAGCAGCTTTACCAAATCGTTTGAAGAGCACGGGTTCGTGATTGGTGTCTGTTGTGTACGACACAATCATAGTTACCAGCAAGGCCTGGAACGTTTCTGGAGCAGAAAAGACAGACTAGACTACTATGTACCACAGTTTGCAAACCTGGGTGAACAACCTATCAAAAAGAAAGAAATCATGCTGACCGGCACAAAAACAGATGAAGAAACATTCGGCTATCAGGAAGCCTGGGCTGATTATCGCATGAAACCTAGCCGGGTATCCGGTAAAATGCGAAGCAACGCAACAGGAACACTAGACTTCTGGCACTATGCCGACAACTATAAAGACGTGCCGACACTGTCACAAGGCTGGATGAAAGAAGGAAAAGAAGAAATCGCAAGAACGTTGATCGTCCAAAATGAGCCACAATTTTTCGGAGCGATCAGAGTAGCAAACAAAACCACAAGACGGATGCCGTTGTACAGCGTACCGGGCTTGTACAAACTGTAAGAAAGGAGGAAGCCCGGAGAAATCCGGGCTATTTTCAAAATGGCAGGATTATCAGCACTGTTAACAGGACTAAACATTGCCGGAAACATCGCAAGCACAGTAGGACAATTTGCAAACGCTGGTAAACAAATCGCCGGAGCATTCGGCGGATGGGGTCAAGAAGGCAACAGCCAAAGCCAGGGCGGAAGCCAAAGCCAAGGCGGTGGACATTCCGAAAGCGGAAGCCAAGCCGGAACAAACATCCAACAGGTAAATGACTGGCTTAAACAAGCATATGCATACCAAGGACAAGAAGCCGCCATGCAGGGCAAATACAACAGTCAAAGTATGCTTAAACAGATGGGTTACAACACCTTACAAGCAATCATGCAAGGCGTATACAACCACATTGAAAACAACGTAGCAATGAACTATAACAGTGCAGAAGCACTAGCAAACCGCGAATGGCAAGAACACATGAGCAATACAAGCTATCAACGTGCCGTTGAGGACATGAAAAAGGCAGGGCTTAATCCAATCTTAGCATTCGCAAACGGTGGCGCAAGCACACCAGGAGGAAGCGCAGGTACAATCAGCGGTGCAAGTATGGGACTGGCAAGCAGCAGCGCACTAGGCGTAAGCCGAAGCGGTGGATTCGTACCAAACGCATACTCTAGTTCAAGCTGGAGTAAAAGTGACTGGTACAATGCTGCAGAGAGCTGGCAGCAGATGCTTAGTTCAACACACATGACGCCATACGGACTGCAAAAAGCACTTACAGAAGTCGGAAGCGGCACAAATAAAGCAATCAAAAAAGCAACAGAAAAAGCGGGAAAAGCTACAGAACAAAGTAGGAGCATGAAACCGCAAGACAAAACCGGAGCATACGGAGAAAAGAGGAAGCCAGGTGATTATTTAAAATGAGTTGTTACAAGCCGTTAATAAGGCTGTACAACCCGGAAAATAAAGACATAAGCGGGCGGGTGTATTCACTTGCCCGCTTTTCTGAAATAAGCGGGAAACAGCTCAAGTATGAAGATTTGATGTATAGAAAAGATGTCATGTTAATACCATGCGGACAATGCATCGGATGCAGAATTAGACAAAGGGAGGACTGGACAACACGAATAGAATTAGAAGCACGAGACTACCCAAGAGAAGAAGTTTGGTTCATAACACTTACCTATGATGATGACCATGTACCGGGCATGATAGTAAACACAGGCGAAATCATGCGAAAAGTACAATACATCTGGAAGCCGGGAGAGAAGCGCCCTGAAAGCGTCCAAACATTACTGTATCCTGACATTCAAAAATTCTTAAAACGTCTCAGAAAGGCTTACAGGGGCAAATTACGCTATTTTGTAGCCGGAGAATACGGAGAACAGACAGCTAGACCGCATTATCATATGATTCTATATGGATGGCAACCAACAGACCTAAAGCACCTATACAAGATACAGCACAACGGATACTTCACAAGTAAATGGCTAGAAGACCTATGGGGCATGGGTCAAATCCAGATAGCACAGGCAGTACCAGAAACATATAGATATGTTGCAGGATACGTTACAAAAAAAATGTACGAAATTGACGGCCAGAAAGCAAACATATACTACGAACTAGGGCAAACAAAACCTTTTGCATGTATGAGCCTCAAACCGGGTCTAGGAGACCACTATTACCAAGAACACAAAAAAGAAATCTGGAAACAAGGCTATATCCAATGCACAAACGGCAAACACGCACAAATTCCACGCTATTATGAAAAAATGATGGAAGCTGAAAACCCACAAAGATTGTGGAGAATTAAACAGAACAGGCAGGCAGCAGCAATCGCAGAAAACCGACTAAAGTACGAAAACGCAGACTTTGCAGAACAGTGCAAGACAAAAGAAAGAGTAATCAAAAAGCAAATGAAGAAGAGGGGGACACTTTAACAGTGTCACCTAGCCCAGTACCTATCAAGTAAGGTACTGGGCTTTTGTCGTCTAAAGACTCCATATATCAAACTATTCAGTCTATCAAATAATCTAATTCGCACGTGCGCACACGCGCGATAGCGCGCACGCGCGCACGCGCGATATAATATTAACTTGTTGTAGTAGTAGTAGTAGAGGCAGTGGAAAAGTTGAAAAGTACTAAAATTTAACGCTAAAGCGTAAATAAAAAGCAAAAAACACTGTTGAAAGATTTGTTGAAAATTTGTTGAATTGTTGAAAGTTCGTCAAAATGACGAAAACCTTTGTGCAACTTTATGTTGAAAACATGTTGAAAGTGTTGAAAGTGTTGAAAGTGTTGAAAACGCGCACAGCGCTAAAA